GATGACGGGTTGGCTTTTCAACTTCAAGCCGCTTCGGCGATTTCGTGAAGCCGTACTCCGCGAGATGACGCAGCTCGAACGACGCGCCTTCATTTTACGCTCGCAACCGCTCAGATTTTATGTGGGTGTAACACGACAGACGGTGTGTCATAAGACAAAAAACGCGGGATGAGGCGGGATGAGACGGGATACGCCGGGATGAACTGCCGCTGATTATCGGCTTTATGGCGTGTTTAGGGCGGTTTTTAGCTACCGGCTACGAATACCACAACCGTCTTTTGAGGGGCTTTTACTGGACCACCTCGAGACACATGATCTGTCATAAAACAAAGGGCAGTCACGACACATGGATTGTCATAACACAACAAGGCCGCGCCGACGATTGCCGGCACGGCCTCTTGCTTGACCGAGCGGTTCTTTCGCTCAATTGACTGATGAGCAGCCGTGTGAGCGCCATCGCTTTTCGCCGAGGTACTCCATCTCGCACCGATAATGCGTACGGATCATAGCGCCGAATGAGTTTTGTGCATCTACATACGCGCGCACAACCCAGCGGTCGCCGATCTCCTCGATATGGACTCCATCACTCCACGAGCGCGCGAACTTGGCAGTAGAGGGCGCTTTTAGTTGCTTGGTGATAAATGTCTGGCTCGCTACAAACGCGTCGATCTCATCGACGACGGCCTCTTTCGGCCCGCTTGAGCCGGCAGTGCTGTTGCATACGTAGTTGCAGCCGGCGTAGAACACGAGCAAGATTATGGCGGTTACCCACCAGGGCGGAGAGTCTAACTGACTCGCATCCATCTCGTCCTCCTGATTATATGTGTGAATGTGGAGGCGCCACTGCTGTCGTACCTGTGCACGCGCTCAATCTCCTCTGATGATGCGCCATATATATATAGTATAACGTGCCGGTTGCGCGCCGGCACGTGGGTTATTCCTCTCTGACGGTGCGGGTGCGAAAGCGCATTGTGGGCCCCGCATACATAGTTATCTCGATTTTAAAGACCACCTCCCCACTGCGCTCGTCGACCATCTCCAGCCACTGATGAGAGCCGACGTTGGCGAGCTGCGCGCTGCCGTTCTCTTCGGGACCATACACCTTTCCTTCCTCCCGAACCACGGGATCAGCCCGCCTGGGCTTGATCGGATCGGCCAGCATATCCCCCTCCCCGCCCAGCAACCAGTTAACATTGACGCCCAATTGGGCTATCCGCTGCAGAATATTCCCTCCAGGCATCCTTTGTCCGGCGATATACTTTGAAAACGAGGGCGGAGACATCCCCAACTGACGGGCTAATTCCGCTCGATTACCCTCGAAAAGAGTATCCGCAACCAATCCCAGCCTTTCGCCAACTTCCTTTGCCAAAGCAGACCCACATGGGTTGTTATAGTGGAACGAATGGGTTATACTATCGGCCAGCAAACGAGACACGGGCCAAGGCGGAATATACCGCCACCAACAACAGACATGACAGATACCCTACTGACAGTAGCGGAGGTTGCGCGACGACTGGGCATTAGTGAGCGATCGACGCGGCGTATGTGCGCCGAGGGCGAGTTGCCTGCCATCCGAGTCGGCAAACGGCTCTGGCGGATCTATCCAGACTTTGAGCAACACCTTGCTCAGCAGCACCTGGCTCAGCAGCATTCGGCAGAGCAAGACCCTTCGGCCGAATCGTTTTAGTAACACTCTCCCAGATGGTTCAACGTGGAGCCCTCGTTGAACCCCTCGTTGAACCCCAACGATCGCCCCGTAATGATGATAGAGGCGGATTCCTTAAAAAACGTTGAACCCCATGCGTGACTGGTTTGCAGCATCGGAACTGTCGGAAATGGGGTTGCCGGACATGCCTAAGCGTCCGCATCACATCATCCGCAAAGCCACCCGTGAGGGGTGGAAATCGCGTGAGGTGCCGACGCCCGGCGGGGGCCCGATGCGGAGGGAGTTACACATATCCTCGTTGCCCATCCCCGCGCAGGCGGAGTTGATGGATAAACTGCTGCGCGGAACGCCTGGGCATATCGAGTCTCAGCGGATCAAACTGCGGCAGCGGCTCGAGGAACGGGCGCGCCAGGTACGGCGCGAGGCGGGTATGGCTGAGGCGGCGCGGCTGGACGCTCGGAGCCGCGCGCAGATGGATGCACGGCTCGACATCTTATATAACGTTGAGCAGCTGCAGCGCGAGACGGGGCTGCCGATGTACAAGCTCGTCGAGCATGTGGCGACCTTATATAATAGCCGCGCAATCGACGGCATCGAGGCGACGACCTATGAGCTGATCGGGGAAGTGTCGGGGCGGACGATCCAGCGGTGGCGCAAGGCGCTCGATGAGCATGGCCCGAGTGCGCTGGCGCCGAGGCACGGCAAGCGATCGGCGCGCGATTACCGGTCGCTGATCGATGAGGATGACGAGCTGCGGGCGGTGGTACTCGGCATGATCCACGATAACCCGCACGTATCGGCCACGCACATTATGCGCGGGCTGCGTGCGAGGTTCGAGCGAGAGCGGATCCCGAGTAAGCGGACGATCCAGCGCTATATACAGGTGTGGAGCAAGCAGAAGGCGCAGCTCAAGACCTATATATCCAACCCCGACCAATGGCGTGGCCGCTACCGCGCGGCGTACGGGTCGGCCTCCGACGGCATCGTGCGACTGAACCAGCGCTGGGAGCTCGACTCGACGCCGGCGGATGTGATGCTGACCGACGGACGGCACGCGATTATCGGCATGATCGACGTGTATAGCCGGCGGACGAAGCTCCACGTGGTGCGCACGTCGACATCGGCGGGCATTATCAGCCTGCTGAGGCGCGCCATCTCATCGTACGGCATGCCCGAGACGGTGGCTACCGACCAGGGCAAGGATTACGTATCGAAGGCGATGAAGCGGGTGTTGCCGTCACTGGGCATTGAGCACCTTGAAATGCCGCCGTTCAGCCCGGATAAAAAACCGTTTATCGAGCGCTTTTTCCGGACGTTTAGCCATGACCTCGTTGAGATTCTGCCCGGGTTTATCGGGCACAACGTAGCCGAGCGACAAGACATCGAGGCGCGCCGGTCGTTTGCCGAGCGCATGATGAAGAAGGGCGAGACGGTCGAGATTGAACTTGACGTGGAGGCCTTCCAGGAGCTTTGCGACCGGTGGTGCGACGATATATATGCGCACGAATCGCACGCCGGCTTGGACGGGCGCACCCCGTTCCAGGCCGCCGCGGGCCAGCCGACGCGGCGCGTCGAAGACGACCGCGCGCTTGACCTACTACTATCGTCGGCGCCGGGTGGCGACGGGCTCAAGACCGTCACCAAGAAAGGCATCCGCATTCAGGGGCTGTACTACATGGCGCCGGAACTCTCGGCCCACGCGGGCGAGCAGGTGCTCTGCCTGTATGACGAGGCCGACGCCGGGCGTCTCTATGTCTTCGGCGGTATTGATGCGGCCTTTATATGCATCGCCGAGTGCCCCGACATAACCGGCATCAGCCGGCAGCAACTGGCCATCGAAGCGCGGCGCTACCACGAGCGCCACATGCGCGAGCAGCGCGCCGAGCTAAAGGCCGTGTCCAAGCGCACATCCACCGCCGACATCTGGCGCGAGATCGTGGACACAAACGCCGCCACGGCTGCGAAGATGCGGAGCATGGACGGCGCCCAGGAGACCCACGAAACCGACGCGCTATCGGCCGCCTCGGCCGCCGCCGATGCCCGCGAGGCGATGGATGCGCCGCGCGAGCTGCGCCGGGAGAATCCGCCCGAGGTACAGGCGCGGATACGAGCGCTGTACGCCGAGCAAAACAAGCCTTTTGAGCGCCCTCAATACTGGGACAATGCGGCGCACCGGTTCCGCTGGGTGAAGGAGGCGGCGCTGGGTGGCCACGGGGCGCTGATTACAGAGGCAGACTGGGACTTTTATCACGACTACGCAGACGACCTCGGTCTTGGCCCTGAGGATCGCGTGATGCAGCGACAGGCCAAGTAGAGACCTTATCACACAGTATCTGGAGGATGCTATGAGGAATGCGACGGTTCTGACGTCTAACGTCGAGGCCTTCCTGGGCGCGGTCGAAGCGCTCAAAAAGCGGAGTGCAGGGGAGGAAGGGATGGGGCTACTGTGGGGATTGCCCGGCGAGGGCAAGTCGACCACGATCAGCTACGTGACCAACACGCGCGGCGGCGTATTTCTACGTGCCCGGGTAACGTGGACGGTGACCTCGATGCTGCGCGCCCTGATGGCCGAGCTCAACCTCGACGGCGGGCGCTTCCGCGACCCGATGATCGACCAGGCAATCGAAGAGCTATCGCGCTGGCCGCGGCCGGTGTTTATCGACGAGGCCGACTACCTCTTCCGCCAGACCGACATGCTCGATGCACTGCGTGATATTTACGACGCGAGCAAGGTTCCGGTCATCTTGATTGGGATGGAAGACATCGCACGGAAGATCCGCTCAAACGACCGTTTTAACCGATTCCGGCGGCGGATTACCCAATGGATCGAGTTCAAGGGTCTGACGCTTGCCGACACCCAGCTGGTGGCGCGTGAGCTGTGCGAGGTGGGTGTGGAGGATGATCTGGTGGAGCGCATCCACCGCGAGACCGGAGGCAACATCGGGCACATCGTGATTGCGCTCTCGCTGGTCGAGCACTTCGGCAAAATGAACGGCATCGCCCGCGTGGGCAATGAGCATTACGGTACGCGGCCAATATCAAACGCCAATGGCTCCAACCTTATCCGGGCATGACGATGGAAGTGAGAGAGCTGAGAGGGAACGACGCAAAGCGCCAGCGCATCGAGGCGTGGAAGCTAATGCGCACGCTGACCCCGTTTTCGGTCGAAGATATTGCTACCGGCACTGAGATGGCCGAAGCAGCGGCGCGGCGGCTGATCCGTGCCATGCTCGACAGCGGGCACGTGCGTGTAGTGGCGCAGCGCCGGATCGGCGAGGCTGGATCATACAACCTGTTTGAGCTGGTGACGGGCCAGCGGATGCCGTCGGTGATCGACGCCCGTTACTACTGGCAGATGCAGGCGTGGACGGCTATGCGCATCCACCGTCGATTCACAGCATCGTCCATCCTGCGATCGATGGAGGCGGGGCTTACAACCGAGCGCACGATGCGGCGCTGGTTGAAGGCACTGGAGCGCTACGATTACGTGCGTCAGGACGGCCCCACCGTGCCGGGGCGTGAGAATGAGTACCAGATCGTCATCGATCAGGCCGAGGCGCCCATCGTACGTGCGGCCCCGGTACGCCGGCGCAGGGAGGTGAGCGATGACTGACGAACACGTCTCGGATGGCTTCCGCGAGCGCCTGCAACAACAGGTCGACGCGCTCGGGCAAAGCGAAGTGGCACGGCGGATGAGCTGCAGCGCCGCCACCATCCACCAGCTCCGCACCGGCCGCTACCCGTCTGACACGGCGCGCTGGGAGCGCATCTTCGACGCCACATTTACCGAGGGGCCGGTGGACTGCCCCGTGCTGGGCGAGATCAGCCGGGAGGCATGCGCCCTCCACCGTTCGCGGCCCTTTGCGGCCACGAATCCTGTACGCGTGCGGCTTTACCATGCCTGCAAGGTGTGCCCAAATAACCCCGAGGTGCAGACAAATGAGTGAGGTAACCCACACCGAACGCACGGCCGGCCAGGACACCCGCCCGCGCCTGGTGCGCTACGCCGAGCAGCAGCTACGGCAGGGCTGGGACCTGACGGTGGACCATGACCAGCGACATGCTTTCTGGACCCGTGGTACGTCTCGCCTGACGGGTCATTACGACTATGCCGAGCTAATCATTGAGCTCTTTGGGGCAGACTACGGACAACGGATCAACGAGCGCGGGCGGCAGACCCCGCGCCCACAACCAACGGAGGATGCAATGACAGCATTAGCAACAGAGGACAAGGGCAAGACCACCACAAAAACGGGCGATGCACCCGCGCTCGACATCGACGGCGTGTCGATCGTCGACGGCGTGCTGCACCTGCACCGGCGCACCTATACGCCGACTGAGGTGGGTAAGATGGTGGGCCTAACGCGCGACGGCGTGCGGTACGACAAGACGCTTACGCAGACCAAAACGGCATGGCTTAACGCTACCCAGCGCATGTGGGAGGTGCACACCGACCAGGCGCTTCTGGCTTACCTCGACAGGCGCCAGGTGGCGGCTGTGATCGACATCCGCGACGAGGAAGCGGACGACGCCGATGCCGAGATGGACGAAGAGGTTGCCCGCGCGCGTAAGGCGGTTGAGCGCGTTAAGGCGGCGGCGGCTCGGCCCAAGGAGACGCGCCTTGAAGACACGCGCCGAACGAACGGCCAGGCGCCCGACCGTCCGGCGGAAGGCCGCCAGGAGACATTGGAGGCGAACTACCCTAAGCGGGGCCTGGCACACATCATAGTACAGCCGCTCGGGCTGTTTGAAATCCGTGGCCGCTGGTACCACTCGCACGACCTCGAGGAGCACGACGGCGAGACGGTTCGCGTGCTGTGGACGTGGGATGAATCGACGGAGGGCCTGCCTGACTCGGTACTGGTAGCGGACGATGCCACGGGAAGACTGATTGCCACGGCGCGCCTTGTTGCCGAGGATGACGGTGAGACTGAGGCCGTGATGTCGATCCCCTTCACCCAGCGTGAGATCGACCGGGCGCGCAAGGTGGTCGACAGCATGCTTTCTGAGACCGAAGAACCTGCCGCCACGGGTGACGGCGAGTCGATCGACGTTGCCGACCCCGCCGAGGTGGCGCCGCCCTACCGGGTGAACGAAGTCTACCGCGACACCAGCTCGACAGTCGAGTGGCTGCGCCGTGAGATTGCCGCGGCGCGTGCCGAGGTAGAGCGGGCCCGTATCCTCGACGATGTCGATCTGCGGCGCACCGCGTGGGCACGCCTCGAAGCCGCCGAGGTCGATGCCCAGCGCTACATATCGGCCCGCCAGGGGGAGATCCGCACGCTGCGCCGTGCGCTGAAAAGGCCCTTTTTGTTCTACCTCTAACCCGCGAAACGATGGCCTATCAGCCTGATCTCTGGAATGAGCCCACGCCGCCGAAGCGGGCACGATGGACGCGCGACATGGCCTACAAAACCGTGCGCGAGGCCGAAGACGCCACGGCAAACAAGCTCGGCATGGGCGAGGCGCAGCGCGCGGTCTATGACGTGATCCGCCGCAACCGCGACGTGACGAACCGCGAGATCGCCGGCATCCTGGGCTGGGAGATCAACCGGGTGACGGGCCGCACGCATGAGCTACGCAAGATGGGCCTGGTAGCCGAGGGCCGGAAGCGGCCGTGCACGCGCGCCGAGGGCGACCAGCTGGTACAGGCATGGACGGCCATCGACCCCAACCCGTGCCGGGCATTTTTTGGCCCCGGCCCGGCTACGGCCCAGTGCGGCACGTGCCGGTACTTCGCGCTGCACAAGCTGGAGTGCGGGTTCCGCAAAGGTGAGGTGCACCGGCACTACTGGGCGAGCTGCTCAAAGTACACGAAAGCCTTCGGGCAATAACCACTGCTACTGCTATGACGACGAGAGAAATTGTACCGAGAGGGTACCTGAAGAACGCGAACGGGCACCTGGTGCCGGAGGATACGATCGATGCGTACGACATCGCGCGCGATGAGCTGGTGCGTGAGCTCTCAGAGAAGGCCCGCACCATGCGCGAGGCCCTGAGCGAGTTCAAGTACGCGGCGATGGACGACATCGACGCCTTTGTTGACCTGAGCGCCGAGCGCTACGATGTGGCACTGGGCGGCCAGAAAGGTAACCTCTCGCTGATGAGCTTCGACGGCAGCCTGATGATCAAAGTGCAGGTGCAGGATCGGCTTGTGTTCGATGAGCGGATCCACGCGGCCAAAGAGATCATCGATGAGTGCATCCGCCGCTGGGCGGCCGATGCCGGCGCCGAAATCAAGGCGCTCGTACAGCACGCGTTTCAGACCGACCGCGAGGGCAAGCTAAACATCAGCCGCATCCTCGCCCTCACGCGCATCGACATTAAAGACGAGCGCTGGGAGCAAGGGATGAAGGCTATTAAAGACTCGTTATCGACCGCTTCAACCGCGCGTTACATCCGCTTTTACGAGCGCGATGCACGCGGTGAGTACACGCGGTTGGACCTTGATATTGCGACGGTATGAGCGACGATAAACGCAGCATACGCAACCGCGAGCTGGCGGCCATCCACACAGCGCGCCGCAACCTCGGCATCGAGGAGGGTGATTACCGCGACCTGCTCGAGGTGTGGACGGGCAAGCGCTCGGCCGCGAAGCTGACATCAGCGGAGCGGACGGCGGTGATCAAGCACTTCCGCAAGATCGGCTTCGAGCGGCAGGAAGAGCGGCGTAAGGTGTCGATCCGCGACGACGAGGCGCATACGCAGGTCGGCAAGATCAAGGCGCTCTGGCTGGATATGTACGAGCGGCGGATCGTGCGCGACCCGGGCGGTCAGGCGCTCCGCGCCTATGTGAAGCGGCAAACCACCGGGCCGGCGCATCCGCAGGGCATCAGCCACTGGAACTACCTGACGCCGGCGCTGGCCAACGAGGTGATTGAGGGGTTGAAGCAGTGGCGCCATCGCGTGTTGCGCAACCGGGCCATTGCCGAAGGGCGCAAGCGTAAACGTGCAAGCAAGTAGGATCGATGCTCGATGAGTTCTGGGATACCGCCACGCCCGACGATCTGCCTGGAGACCTGGCCGAGATTGGCCATCTCCTGGGGATGGACGCGGCGCGGTATTTCGCCCTGCACTGGAGCGGATCGTGGCCCTACATCGCCGCGCACCGCGAGCGCTCGGCCGATCTCGACGAGATCGCCTACGCGCTGGGTGAAGAGGCGGTCCAGACGCTCATCGATGCATTCGGCGGCAACCAGCTCTACATCGCCAGCTTCAACTCTTTGCGCAAGCGCTACGCCTGGCACGTCATTAAACAAGAGTTCGACGGCCGCAACGCGGGCGCCCTTGCGGCCCGCCTGCAAGTGCCGAGGCGCTACGTGATGGAGGTGGTGACGAGCGACGCCCCGCCCGAGCACGACCGCCCGCGCAAGATGGGCCCGGAACCGGGCCCTGCCGCCGGCGACGGCGCCCAGCTTCAAATTGACTTTTAGATCGGCGGCGCGTCCGCTTAAGCGACAGTTTATACACCAACAGGAGACAGACCGATGGAAATGACGACAGATCGCACCGACGCGACTACATGGAGTATCGAGGACTTCGACGCGTTCTTCGCTGACCGCGGATTCGTCCTGGATGCAGAGATGGCCATCAATGACGATGACGTGGGAGCGGGCGTCGTAGCCGAAGGCCACGCAAGGCTGCGCAATGTGATTACAATATTTATGCTGCTTGGCCGGGTAAGCAAGGCCGACGTGGATGACGCCATGCGAATCGTGGATGCGCTGCGATAGGTGTATAACGCCTGAGCTAAGCGGCGCACCGGACGCTACGCCCCGAGACAGCAACAACAGAAAACGGTGCATCCCCTTGAACGAATAGTTATACCGATATGGAAGTCGTAGTCACAAGTAGCAAGGATCTAAGGGCGATCGTCCGAGAGGAACTGGAGCGTATACATTTGAAGCGACCTGACCGGCGCACGTCTGGCGCGAGGGCGGCCGAGGCCAAGCTGGACATAGGGTGGCTAAGTAATGAGGAAGCACAGAAGGCCATGGGTCTATCACGTGCGACTCTCGCCCGCTACCGTGCCGACGGTACGTTGCCGTACTCGAAACTCGGCCAAAACATCTTTTATAAGACGGACGACATCAAAGCGGCACTTCAAGGAGGCGTGCAGGGTGTCCATATAGACGATATGTGCCAGCGGTTCAAATACCCGGAGGTGCCCACGCCCCCAATGCCCGAGCCGCTTCCAGATGCGCCGGGTATCTATTTCGTGTGGAGGGATGATCGCGTCGTGTATGTGGGACAGTCACAGAGACTTTCGTCTCGATGCCAGATCGGTAATCACGGTGTAATCAAGACGGGAGACGGCCTGTCGTGGCTCCTGTTTGACGTCAAACAACTTGTATTCGCCGAGTGCTTCTATATCGGCATCCTGCGACCGGCCTACAACGACGCTACACCAGATAGGCGAGGTGTTCTGAAAGCGGTATAACGGATGGCCGCTCTGCCGCGCAGGGCATCACCAAGACACCAACGAAGACATGAACGACAACATGAGCACGACGGATCAGACGAGCGAGAGCCCTGCGTCGGCAGCAGCGGCGGGTTATGTGGGCGACCTGCGCCAAACCGTGTACCCTCACGGGGGCTCTCGCATCTGGGTCGAGGAACCCGACGGATCGCGCAACCTGATCGCGGACACCTACACGACAGCCGAGTACGCCGAGGCCGTCCGCGACTTCACGGAGAAGTGGCTTCGAGACAACTCCGAGGCCACATAACGCCTGAGTTAAGGGGCGCACCGGACGCTGCGCCCCGACATAGCACGACCCGTTACGGTGCGTCCCCTTGAACGAATAGTTATGTTGCTATGACCCACGAAGATTACCTCGAATACGAGCGGCAAAAAGCGCACGCGGAAGACCACGAAGCCTTTCTCGCTGAAGAACAAAACTTTCGATGGGCCTACGCCCTCCTCGTTGAGCTTGCCAAGGAGGAACTACGCAAGGCGAACGATTTGCGGGAGAGCCCAAATGATTGGCCTGCCGGGCAAGAATGGAGCGACCTCGCTGCTACAAGCCAAAGCATCTTTCTCTGTAAAGCACGCGAGCGTTGCGGGATCGACCACGACCAATTTCTCGAGCCGATTCGGTCGGGACGGTACGACGTGGACGACTTAGTGCAGGCAACATAACTCATGTTATTGCGCCTCACGCGCGATAAAAAGGAACCTCCGCGTTCGGCCTCGAAAGAGAGATGAGCGAAGCATAGCTTCCACATCCCCGTTTTAAAGCACCGATTAAAGGTGCCAGAGATTGCCCCTGTCGCGCGTTGAGCGCGGCGGGGGTTTTTTGTTTGCCCCGGCCTGATCCGTCCATCCTCCATCCCCTCATCGCCATGGCCGAGGACAGGTTCCTGGTAGCCTTGCACGAGCTGCTTTCGCTCGAGGGTGGCTACAACGACATCGAGCAGGACCGCGGCGGGGCCACCAACCTCGGCATCAGCCTGCGCTTTCTGCAGTCGATCCGGCCGGGGGCGACGGCGGCAGACGTCCGGCGACTCACGCTGGAGGATGCCCAGGCGATCTACCGCATGCACTTCTGGGACCGCTACCGCTGCGGCGACCTGCCGAGGCCGCTCGACGTAGCGTTCTTCTCCATCGTCGTCAACCTCGCGCCAACGACGGCCGTGCGCGTGCTGCAAAACGCCGTGTGCCGGGCCGGGGTGCGGGTGGATGTAGACGGCATCATCGGCCCGCAGACGCTGATGGGCGCGGCTTCGGCAGACCGCACCGAGCTCAAGCGCCGCCTGACGGCCGAGCTCTCGGTCCACTACCACAACATCGTCGCGCAGAACCCCAGCCAGCGCACCTTCCTGCACGGCTGGATGTACCGCGCGGCCGCGCTTTTCATCTAAGACACGACCGAGGCACTATGGACGCCCTTATTTGGATTTCGGAGAACATGGAGCTCGTGCTGGCCCTCGCCGCCGTGGCCTACGCCATCCTTCAGCTCACATCATGGGGCCGCGCAAACGCGAAGGCATTGCAAGAGGTGGTCGACGCGATTGAGCATGTCGGCAGCTTGCAGCTCAGCACTGCAGAGGCGAGTGCCGTAAAGCGCGTGGTGGGCCTTGCGCCGGTGTCGCTCGGGGTGCGGGAAGCGATTGAGGAGGCTGTGGCCAAGGTCGACGTAAAAAAGCGGCGGCCGACGATCCTGAGGCAGGTGGGCCGGGCGGTGGTACCGCTGGCCATCCGCAGTATCCCGCGGCTGGTGCGTCGCATCTTTAAATAAGATCGACTGTGGAGCCACTCGAGGTAGTCCGGGCGCTCTGGCCCATCCTGGCATCCGTCGCAGCCGCTTTCTGGGGGCTGGGGCGGATGATGCTTAAAAGCTATGAGAAGCACGTCGACAGCCGCTTCGGCACAATCGAACGCATGCTCAAGGCCGAGAGCGGCGAGGCGCAGCGGGTGCGGATGGAGCTGCAGGATTACAAGCTACACGTGGCTGAACACTACGTGGACCGCGACCAGTGGGTGAGGATAGAGGCCGGGAGAGACATCACGCTCCGGCAGATGAACAAGGAATTGCGAGAAATAGCCGCCGAACTGGCGCGCCTGAGTAAATGAGCATCCAATCGTACGAAATGCACCGCCGCCAAAACCTGCGTACCAGCATCCTGCAGGTGCTCAACGTGGCGCGGCCTTACGCGACATCCGAAAAGCTCATCCTGCAGACACTGGGTGATGTACAGGAGGATGCCGGGCCGGCGGAGTTGCGCCGCGAGCTCGACTACCTCGAGGACAAGGCGATTCTGCGCGTGCGCGACCGCAGGGCGCCGGTCTGGATGATCGAGCTGACCGCGTACGGTGTCGACATCGTTGAGGGCGCGGTTGACCTCCCCCCTGGACTTGACCCGTTCCACTGACATGGCCGTCCGTTCGAAAGTGCAGATGCTGCCTGAGGAGGTGCGCGACGAGCTGAACCGCCGCCTCATCGAGGGCGGCTTTTCGGATTACCAGGGGCTGGCCGACTGGCTCACCGAACAGGGGTTTGAGATCAGCCCGAGTTCGGTGCACCGCTACGGCTCGGATTTCCAGCGCCGTCTGAACGCCCTCGAGCTCGCCACAGAGCAGACCAAGGTGATCGTGGACCGCCTGGGCGACGATGCAGGCGCCATGGGTGAGGCCGTGACGGCCCTCGTGCAGCAGAGTGCTTACGAGGTACTCCTCAAAATGCTGGAGGAGGCGGATTTCGGGAAGGTCTCGCTGACCTCGCTCGGCACCATGGTGGCCAAACTGGGCTCGGCCAGCGTGCAGCAGAAGAAATGGGCGGCGGAAGTGCGCGAACGCGCGCGGGTTGCAGCGGATGAGGTTGATGACATTACGCGTGCGGCCGGACTGAGCGACGAGGTAGCCGCGCAGATTCGTGCGAAGATTCTCGGCGTGGTATGACAGACGTAACCGTGGTGCTGGTAGCGAGTGACGGCGAAGATCAGACCCCGCAGGCATACACCATCGCCGTAACGAGCGCCGGCTCCGAGGTGCTCGCGCGCGTGCTTCTGCGCAAGGGGCGCACGACGCGGGTACGCATTACTGCTGAACAGCCATGAAGCAAGACGACAAGTTTTATGATCGTGAGCCGTGGACGCTGACGATTCGATTCGAGGCCGTGACTGACGACAGCGCGCTGGCGCCTGACGAGTTCGCGGTTGTCTTTCGCGACCGCGCGGGCAAGACGCCGGTGGTGTACGAATACCCGGCTGCGCCTGAGATCGAGGCTGTCGACGGCGCCTTTGTCTTTACGAATCACTTTACCCGAGCGGGGCGCTTCGATGTTTTTGTGATCGGCGGCGAGGGCACGCGGGCCGTGGGCTCGGTACCGATGACGATTGAGGCAACGCCAGACGTATGAGCGACCAGCTACTGACATCCGGCGAGACCACGGCCGGCATCCTGGAAAAGGTGCCGGACAGCGTGCTGCTGCCCTATCAGCAGCGCTGGATTGCCGACACCAGCGAGGTCAAGATCATCGAGAAGAGCCGCCGTATCGGCCTGAGCTGGGCCGAGGCGGCGGATGCTGCGCTCTACGCCTCGCAGACGAGCGGTGCGAGCGTCTACTACCTGGCGTACAACCAGGACATGACGCAGAGCTTTATCCGCGACGTGGCCTTCTGGGCGCGCTTCTACAATCTGGCGGCGGGCGAGGTTGAAGAGGTCGTGCTGAGGGATGACGACCGGGATGTCAAGATCTTCCAGGTCCGGTTTGCGAGTGGGCACCTGGTACAAGCGCTCAGCTCACATCCGCGCAACCTGCGATCGAAGGGTGCGCCCGGCGAACGCGTGGTGCTTGACGAGTTCGCTTTCCATGACAGCCAGGACGAGCTACTGAAGGCCGCGATGGCGTTCCTGATGTGGGGCGGCCAGGTGCGGATTCTCTCGACGCATAACGGCGTCGACAACGGCTTCAACCAGGTCATCCAAGAGGTGCGCGAGGGCAAAAAGCCCTACAGCTTGCACCGCGTGACCCTGGACGATGCGCTTGAGGAAGGCCTGTTCGAGCGCATCAGCCTGGTGCGCGGTATCGAATGGACGCTGGAGGCTGAATCTAAATGGCGTGATGACCTGATTGCTTTTTATGGTCATGGCTCAGATGAAGAGCTCTTCTGTATCCCGAGCCAGTCCGGCGGCCGGTATATCTCCCGGTTGCTCGTCGAGGAGAGCATGAACCCGCGTAGTCCGGTGCTGAAGCTCGAGCTCAGCGACGACTTCGCCATGAAGCCCGAGGCCGTGCGCGAGGCCATCATCGACGAGTGGCTGGAGGACAACATAAAGCCTCATTTAGCGCTACTTGACAAGCATTTACAGAGCGTTTACGGATTCGACTTCGGCCGCACCGGCGACCTCAGCGTGATGCTGCCGGCGCAGATCGGGCGGGACCTCGTGCGGCGATGCCCTTTCGCCATCGAGATGCGCAACGTGCCGCACACCAGCCAGATGCAGGTGGTGCTGTACGTGGGCACCCGGCTGCCGCGCTTCGTGGCGGCGGCGCATGACGCCCGCGGCAACGGCTCGTACGTGGCCGAGCGCGCGGCGCAGCTCTTCGGCTTCGAGCGCGTGCACCAGATCATGGCCACGGACGCCTGGTACATGGAGGCCTTCCCGCGCTACAAAGCCGCGTTCGAGGACCACGACGTCGAGCTGCCCAAGTCGGCCGACCTTTTGAACGACCACTCGGCCGTGGTGTTGGTGCGCGGCGTGCCGAAGCTGGACAAAGACGCCACGCGCGGCACGGACGGCCGCCCGCGCCACGGCGACGGCGCCATCGCGGGCGTGATGATGTGGTGGGCCAGCCTCCACCCCGGCGCGCCCATCGAGTTTGAAACGCTGGGCCGCCGCGCCTCGCTCGAGGCGATGACGCAGATGCTCGGCAGCGGCGGGCCCGAGATCGACACCGACCACGGATTCGGCCGCGTGCGCGGATCCACTCATTTAATGGGCTACTGATATGCTGCTGGACAAAAATGGACGGCCCATCCGGCGCGGCAAGCCGGTGTATTCTGAGATCGCCAGTGCGGCGCGCGAGGACACGTTCGCCGGCTACCTGGGGGACGTGCGCCCCACGCAGGACCACATCCTGCGCGAGCAGGGCGGCTTCGACAAGTACCGCCGGCTGCTGACGGATGACCAGGTGATGAGCACCTACCAGCAGCGCCGCCGCGCCATCACGAGCCGCGAGTGGATTGTGCAGCCGGGTGGCACATCGGCCATTGACATCAAGGCGGCCGAGTGGTTGGAAGAGCTCATTCGCAGCCTGACGTGGGATGACATCCTCGAAAAGATGCATTTCGGGGTCTTCTATGGCTTCGGCGTTGGCGAGCTGATGTACGCCCGCGACGGCCAGTACGTGACCGTCGAGCACATCCGCGTGCGCGACCGGAGCCGCTTTACGTGGGGCCGCGAGTTCGACCTTCGCCTCATCGAGCCCGGCAAGCCGCAAGGCGAGCCGATGCCGCCGCGCAAGTTCTGGACGTTCACCGCAGGCGCCGACCACCACGACGATCCCTGGGGAATGGGATTGGGCCACTACCTGTTCTGGCCGGTCTTCCTCAAGCGCAACGGCGTCAAGAGCGCGAGCCTCTACCTTGAGCGCTTCGCGCATCCCACGCCGGTGGGCAAGTACCAGCCCGGTACCGACCCGGACGAGCAGCGCAAGCTCCTCGAGGCGCTGGCCGCCCTCACCACCGACCTCGGCATCGTCATCCCGGAAGGAATGCAGGTGGAGCCGTTCGAGGCCAAGCGATCGGGCAGCGCCGATTACCAGGCGTTCCTCGAACGCTGGGATAAGGCGATCGCCAAGATCAACCTCAGCCAGACGATGACGACCGACGACGGGTCGAGTCTCGCGCAGGGCGAGGTGCACATGGACGTACGCGACGACGTCGTGAAAGGGGATGCCGACCTCCTCTGCGGCAGTTTCAACAGTGGCACGCCCTTCGCCGAGGGGCCGCTGCAGTGGCTGATGGAGTGGAATTTTCCGGGCGCGGCGATGCCGTCGTTCTGGTACCGGTTCGAGGAGGAAGAGGACCGTAATGCCATTGCCGAGCGTGACCTGAAGCTCTTTCAAACTGGTTGGACGCGCACGCAAGAGAGCATGCAAGCCACATACGGAGAGGGCTATGAGCGCCGCTCGGCGGCGCCTCCGATGCCGTTCCCAGGCGGACCGCCATCAAACCCACCGGGACAGGATCCGGAGTTCGCCGAGTCCGACGCCGGGCCGACCGCCGGCCTCTACGCCGAGGCTGCAGGCGACCGCGCCTCGAAGCACGTAGAGAGCTGGGTGGACCAGATCCGGCGCCAGCTCGACGAGGCGGGCAGCCTGAACGAGTTTGCCGAGCGTCTGGTGGGCCTCGACCGGCAGATGCCGATCGATGACGTTGCGCGCGAGATTGGCGACGGCCTCGAGGCTGCGCACCTGGCCGGGCGCCATGAAGCGAGGGAAGGGCGATGAGGGAGGGTATGGGAAGTGTGGAGAGCGGGATGATCGACCGCGCAAAAGCGGTCCGCGACTGGCTGCCGGATTTATATCGGAGCATCATCGACGACTGCGTGCGCCGCGAGGATGCAGAGTCGATCCGCCTCAACATCGATCGCTGGGAGGCGATGGCTCGCAAGACCCAAGAGCAGGCGCGCATAGCCGAGGAGCGGCTCGAGGCGCGGGCGCGGGAGATCGCATCGATGTACAAGCCGCGCGAGCTTGAAGACGAGATCTCCTCGATCACACGCGAGCTCGACGACGGACGGCGCCGTCTGTCTCGCCGCCGTCCGGACGAGCGGTCCGCCCGCCACGCGGTGGCGGACATGCGGCAGCGCCAGCTCGCACGTCGCCTCGAAGTCTTTCGAATGGCCCTCCGCCTCAAGAAATGCTAACCCCCACCACCGAATACCGCTCTTTGAGCCCCGATCGGGCGATCGCGTACTTCCGCCGGAAGCTCGCGCTGCCGATCGAGCGCTGGAGCCAGGTCTACGCCGAGCAGCACGAGCGCGCCTTCGTGGTGGCGGGTGCGATGCGGCGCGACATGGTGGAGGACTTCCAGTCGGCCATCGCCCGCGCCATCGAGGAGGGCACGACCATTACGGATTTCAGGAAGGAGTTCGACAGCATCGTCCAGCGCTACGGCTGGGACTATAACGGCAGCCGCGGCTGGCGCACGCGCGTCATCTACGAAACCAATCTGACCGGCGCCTACGCCGCCGGCGAGCTGGAGGCGCAGCGCGAACTGCAGCGCGAGCTGCCCTACTGGCGCTACCGCCACGGCGGCAGCCTCAACCCGCGTGAGCAGCATCTGGCGTGGGACGGCATGGTGCTGCGCTCGGACGATCCGTTCTGGCAGACGCACTACCCGCCCAACGGCTGGGGCTGCTCGTGCTACGTCGAGGCCCTCGATGCGGACGGCCTGCAGCGCCTGGGGAAATCCGGCCCGGACCCGTCGCCGGAAATCGAAACCTACGAATGGACGAACCCCGCCACCGGCGAGGTGAAGCGCGTGCCGCAGGGCATCAGCCCCGGCTTCGAGTACGCGCCGGGCGATCAGTTCGCGCGTTCCCACGCGCCTGGTTACGATGTGGAGGCGGCTGCGCTGGCCACCATCCCCGAGGGCAAGGTCTGGGGAGGCGGCTCGAGGCGGCTGCCCCGGCCGCGGGAAACCGCGCTACTGGGCGACCTGCCGGATGACGAGCTGCAGCGCCTCTTCCTCGAACGCTTTGACGCAGGCCCCGACCGGCCGGCGGTGTTCGAGGCCGCAGGCGGCGCGCGGCACCTGATCAGCGACTGGATGTTTCGCCAGGGCGGCGGCATGGCAGCCGTCCGCGCGGCCGGGCTCGAGCGCTACGTGGGCGCGCTGGCCGAGGCATTGGCCGATCCAGATGAAGTCTGGACGCGCATCGAGCGCAACGCGCGCGGGCGCCACGTAACGCGCACGACCTACCTCATCCGCGTGAGGACGGATGCGGGCACCGAGCTGGTGGGCATCGACCTCGGCTCGGTGGGATGGAGAGGAGCGGCAGGATCGGAGAGCGACATGGAGGCCTGGAGGCGCGGCGTGCGCATCTACAGACGTCAATAATCGAGGAAAGACATGCAACGGTTCAACGGATGTCTCAAGCAGCTCGCGGCTTGCATCGTCGTGCTCACGCTGATGCTCGTCGGCGCGCAGGCGCTCTTCGGGCAGACGGTTACGCGGACGGTGGCCACGGGGTCACACGAGGCGACGCTGACCATCACGCCGAGCGAGGTGTCGTACCAGCTCTACGGCGACGTGGTGACGCTGCCGCGCGACCTTGCGCAGGCGGCTACAGTCAGGCGCGCGCAGACGAGCCTTTGGGATCTGGACATGCTCATCACGCTATCCGAGCACCGCGACGGCCCGATCGAATACCCGGCACTCGGCGGCGACCTTGGCGCTGCGCTCGACTCGCTCGAGGCGCTGCTTACGCAGGCGGCATCCGACATCGAGGCGCTACGCGCCGAGCGTGATGACGCCCTCGCCGCGCGCGACGCCGCTGCGTCTCAGCTTGCTGCAGCTACAGCCGAGGCCGATGCACTGCGCGCCGAGCAAGCGGCTGCGCTCGTGCGTGTACGCGGCTGGATCGACGCCTGGCAGATGATCCGTCCCTGACGTGCGTGCGGCGCTACTTATATCGCTACTGCTCTGGCTGGGCTGCGCGTCTGTGCGGCCTGTGCAGCCGGTGGCACCGCCTGTGCCGGTGCCTGGTGAGCTGACGGAGACACTCGACGAGCTGGAAGCCCTGCTCATCGAGTGCAGGCCATGAGCGCGCCGGGCCTGGACGACCAGGCGCGTATTGTCTTGACGTGGCTGTATGGCTCGCTGGCCGGCGCTGCACGCGCGCTGGGACTCGACGAGCAGGCGCTTACGCCCAGCGCCGAGAGTACGCAGCAGCCGGTCCTGGTGGCGCGGCAGCACCTGGCGGCCCTGCAACAAGAGCGCGACACCGGGCTGGCAGCCTGTATCGCTGCCGTACAGGCGCTCAGCGCGGTCGAAGAAGTGATGCCGGCCGCGCCTGAGGCTGCGACCGCACGCGAGCAGCTGGCACTGTCTAAATCTCGGCTCCTGGCACGTTACATTGAACCGCTGCAGCGCCTTGAACGCTCAGATTGACATCAACCAGCTACCGACGCGCTTCCACTCGCTCGAGGCGCTCAAGGTGTGGCATGTGCGACGGGTGATACTCGACAGCATCACCTACCCCGAGGCCGCGAGGCGCCTTGGTGTCTCGACCAAGACGCTCTGGGAGATCCGCCGGCGGTACAAGATCACGGAAATGCCTGGGCCATGATACGCTACCGGATCGACGACACAGACCTGCGGCAGTACGGGCACGACCTGCAGCGGATGCAAGACTGGCGCCGGCCGCTCCTCGAGATCGGCCAGGTGGTGGGTGTCCAGGGCACGCGCAAGCGGTTCGACCAGGAGCGCGGCCCCGATGGCACGCCATGGCAGCCGCTCAAGGCGTCGACGCTCAAAAAGCCCAGGCGAAGCCGCTACATCCTACGCGACAGCGGTATGCGGGGCGGACTGATGCGGTCGATCACCGCGCGCGTACAGGGCAAGCGCGTCTACTGGGGATCGAACAAGGTCTACGCGCGCATCCACCAGCTGGGCGGCAAGGCCGGCCGCGGTCACGCGGTGACGATCCCGGCGCGACCCTACCTCGGCATATCAAAAGATGACGAGGCTGAGATCGGGCGCATCGTGCTCAAGCATCTCAAGATTCAGGGCGATCGATAGCCGACCTTCCGCAGTCCTGTTTTAAGGAGTGATTAATACGCATGAGATCTTACCGCTAATGCACGCTGCGTTGTCCTCCACCGCTCGGGCTCGGGCGGCCGCCTCAGATCGCTTCTGACGGCCGCTCGCCCCTTGGCGGTCTAAGTAGTCGCATAAAGGACGATCGCGCGACAGAGCGATTTTTAAAAGCGGTTTAAAAGGTCTTACGCGTGAAGCTCCTCCATATCCTGCGCGCCGGGACGCATACTGACTCGAAAGGGCAGAAAGTCACGCTCAGTGAGGCGGACTTCGAGGCGATGGCCGAGGCATATGCCGGCCGCTCGACGCTGGCCCCTCTTGTGGTCGGCCACCCGAAGCACGACGACCCGGCGTTTGGCTGGGTGACACGTCTGGTGGTTGATGGTCAGAACCTCTTTGCCGAGGTCGACCAGGTGCCCGAGGAAATGGCCGAGCACGTCCGCGCCGGGCGCTACCGCCATGTATCGGCGGCGCTCTATGGCCCGGCGCACGCGTCGAACCCTACACCGGGCGCGTGGGCGTTGCGGCATGTTGGCCTTCTGGGCGCCATGCCGCCTGCCGTGAAAGAGCTGGAGCCGGTCGAGCTGAGCGAAGACGAGGAGTACATCGAGCTCGCGGACGGCCACCTGGCATCCACCATGTCTCGCATGCTGCGCAAGCTGCGCGACTGGCTGATCGAAGAATCCGGCCTCGACCGCGCCGACGGCATCGTGCCTGAATGGCTAATCGAGGATATGCAGCACGCAGCGGCGCGCTCGGACGAGCAGGCCGCTACCGCCTTTTCCGAGGCGCCATCCCACGAAATCCAACATCCCGAGATCATGACGGATACGCCCACTGCCAAGCAGGTCGATCCTGCAGACGACCGCGCGGCCGAGTTTGCCGAACGCGAAACCGCGCTTAGTGCGCGTGAACAGGAGCTCCAGGAGCGCGAGGCGCGCATCGCTGAGCAGGAGGCTGCTGCCGAGCGTGCCAGGCACCTTGAGTTTGCCGAGCGCCTGGTGGCCACCGGCCGCATCCTGCCACGTCATCAGGCCGTGGTTGTCGAGAGCCTCATCCAGCTTGCTACCGCGACCGACGGCCTGGTTGAGTTTGGCGAGGGTGATTCGTCTGAGCAGGTGCCGGCCGTCGATGCTTTTCAGCGCTTCCTCGAGGAGTTGCCGCAGCAGGTCGAATTCGGCGAGGTGTCGAAGGCCGAGGGCGACGACCCGGCGAAAGTCGACGTGAACGACCCGCATGCCCTGGCACGCGCTGCCGTTGAGTTTCAGGAGGCCGAGGCCGCGAAAGGTCATACGGTTTCCATCAGCCAGGCTATCGAAGCCGTCAAGGCGCGGTAATCCCCACCGATCCATCCACCCCAGCGAGAGCATCATGCATACTCCAGGACTCACTAAAAACTTTGTCGCCGACGGCGATCTCGAGAAGTACAGCTTCGCGGCAGCCGGCGAAGACGACGGCACGGCCGCGCAGGCCGCGGGTGCCACCGCGCCCATCCTCGGCGTCACCACCATCGTCGGCGCGGCCGACGGCGAGCGCGTGGACGTCATCCTTGACGGCATCGCCTACGTCACCGCCGGGGGTACGATCGCTTACGGCGCTCAGGTCACGGCCAACTCGGCAGGTAAGGCTGTCACGGCGTCAACCGGGCACTCGGCCGGCATTGCGCTTGAGGCTGCTACGGCAGACGATGTTATCCCCGTGCTCATCACGCGCGGATTTGTTGCGGCCGAGTAATCAGCGGCCGGTGCTTCCCGCCGCAGCATACTGCGGCGCTACAAGGTCCATCCTCAACACGACTCTTACGTCATGAAACTCTTGAATATCGCTTTTCGCCTCGTCGGGGTCGTGTGCCTCGTATTTGGCCTGATGGCCATGGCCGGCGCACTCTCGTTTATCTCGCCGGAGGCGGCACTCGTGATCGCGCTGGCGCCCTTCCCCGTTAACCCGGAGATCCTCGCGGCGGCCATTGCCTACCGCAACCGACGCATGATTGCGGATGATGTCTTGCCGCGCGTCGGCGTGGGTCAGCAGAGCTACAAGTATTGGACGTGGGATCTGGCCGAAGGCTTCACTGTGCCGAATACGCACGTAGGCCGCACAAGCCGCCCGAACCAGGTGGAGTTTAGCGCCACTGAGCAGAGCTCGACCACGAAGGATTACGCGCTCGATGACGCGATTCCATACGCCGATCTTCAGAACGCGCCGGCGGGCATCAACCCGCGCACGCGTGCCGCTGAGGGGTTGATGGATCTGATCCTGCTGGACCGCGAGGTCCGCACCGCAAACCTCGTGTTCGACGGCGATCTCTACGCGGCGAACCGCAAGAAGCCGCTCACGGGCTCGGACCAGTGGGATAACCCGGACTCGGACCCGATCGACGAGATCGCCGAGGCGCTCGAGGCGCCGCTATACCGGCCGAACCGAATGACCATCGGCCGGGCGGCCTTTGCGAAGCTGGCACGCCATCCGAAGATCGTCAAGGCGATGCACGGCAACGCCGGCGACAGTGGTATTGCCACACGCGAGTTTCTGGCCGACCTCTTTGAGCTCGACCAGATCAATGTGGGTGAGGCGTTTGTCAACCAGGCCAAAAAAGGCAAGGCGGCGAGCCTCGCCCAGGCGTGGGGCAAGCATTGCCTGCTACACTACACCGATACACTGTCGAACCCGGCCGCCGGCCAGAGCCGGCCTACGTTTGGTTTTACGGCCCAGTGGGGCGACCGCATCGGCGGCGAACAGGAAGACAAGAATATCGGCATGCGCGGCGGCGTCATCGTCCGCGTGGGCGAATCGGTCGACGAGCACATCGTGGCCGCCGACCTTGCCTTCCTGCTGCAGAATGTAGTCAGCTAAGGAATGCATCGATGATGAGGCCCGAACGCCGGGGCCGAGCAACAGGCGTGACAGCCGGGAGAGACCGGCCGCCCTTGCGGGGTGGAGCAGTCTGGTAGCTCGCGAGACTCATAACCTCGAGGCCGATGGTTCGAATCCATCCCCCGCAACACTGGCCCGATACGGCTTAGCGAGGCTTTAACCTGCCTTTAATCCCCCATGTACTGCACCCCATCAGACCTCGTTACACGCTTCGGAGCGGACGAGCTGGTACAGCTCACCAACCGGAGTGGCCTGCGCGTGCCTGATGAGGCATTTGCGCAGCTGGTGGCGGGTGGGGATATGGATGCATGGGATGAGGATGTGCAGGCCGCGGCCGAGCAGATGCTGGTGGCCGTGGAAGAGGCTATCGAAGACGCGCGGGCCGAGATCGATCCGCACTTGGAAGCCAGGTACAAACTGCCGCTGTCGAGCATTCCGCGCGTCATCAAGCGGATTGCGATGGAGATGGCGCGCTACATCCTCCACGGCGACGCCGCCACCGAGGCCGTTCAGCGCCGTCAGCGCGACATGCTGGGGCTGCTGCGCTCGATTGGGCGCGGCGAGACCAAGCTGGGCCTGGACCCGGCCGACGAGGCCACGCGCCACCAGGGCGGCGTGGCTACCACCGGAGGACCACCGGTTTTTACGCGTGACACCCTGCAGGGCTACACCGGATGATCGTCGAGCACGCCAAATATCTGACCGAGCTGCTGCAAGATGCGTATCCGGCGCTGGCTGTCGAGCGCACGCCCTCGCGGCCGGAGCAGTACACGCTACGCAGTCAGCAGGGCGCGATGCTCCTGTTCTTCCGCGAGGCGCGCTACAGCGACCCCGCCCGGCCGAGTCCGCACGGCATCGATGAGCTGCAGTTCGAGCTCACCATCCTCAAAAAAAACCTGCAGCGCACCGGTGCGGCAGACGGCATCGAGGAGATGATCGACGACCTGGGTAAAGCGCTGTCGGGCATCCGTTTTAGTGGGTTTGTCTACTACCCGGCGGGTGCCGGATTCTCGGATTACGATGCATCCGCCGGCGTGTGGAGCTACGATATGAGCCTGGTCGGCTACCGCGTGACCGAGCTGGAGGTGGCGGCATGACAAGCGTTGAGCAGGTCGTGACAGGCACGGTTGAGCGTGCATCGGGCACGGGCTGGCGGGTCTTGCGGTCGCGCTTTGACAATGCTCAGCTCGTCGAAGATGTCGTGATCCTGATCGACTCTGATGGCCCCGACCGCGGGCGTGAGCATTACGACCAGCGTGTCGAGCTGCCGGCGACTGTGTTTGTGCGGGTCGATGAGGCGGCCGACGATGTCCACACCGCCCGGGCGTACGCCAGGGGCGCGGCCGAGGCACACCTGCATTCGTTGATCTACCTGCTGGTAGGTGCGCCAGAGGAGGCCGTCTGGACGTACGCCTGGCAGGCTACGGCCACGCATATCGGCCTCGCCCGGCCCGACCGCGGGCACCTTTACGCCTATGCGCGGACGCGCATAGGATTCTCCGTTCCGACAACCTGAGACCACCATGGCAAGCATCAAACTCGTTCCGCAGGCCGCGAAGGCCGGAGACCAGAAGCGCGTCGACGCTGAGGTCGAAAAGCTCACGAAAGAGGGCTACGAGGTCTACGAGACCAATCGGCGCCACGTGAAGCTGCGCAAGACGAAGAAGAAGTAAGGCACGATCCTTAATCACATTACACTGAAGAACCATGGCTTTTGAATACGTTGGATCCTGCCGGATCTTCGTTGGCGACCCGACCCAGGCGAACGGCGCCGGGATGAAAGATCTCGGCTTCCTTGAGGATGTCACGGTTGACCTGGGTATCCAGGGCGCCTACACGTCGAACGCCTCACTGGCCGGCAGCCCGAACGCGGCGGGCATTTATACGCTGCCATCCGCACCCACGGTGCAGGCACAGGCGCGAGACGGCGCGATTGCGAACCTCAAGGCGCTTATCCAGGGCGCGGTCGAGGTCACGGAAGACGATGCCACTGCGCTTGGCTTCGGTGACAGCTTCGGCCGAATCGACCCGGACGATGTCGTCACTGTCTGCATCTTGAGCGACCAGGAGCGGGCCGCAGGATCGAGCGCCCAGCAGGCGATCTGGCTCCCTGGTGTGATGCTCTCCGGCGTGAGCGGCATCACCTTTAACCGTCCGCAGCAGGGCGAAATCGGCAACCCGTACAACGTCGAGATTAGTTCGGCATACCGCGAGGAGGACCAGGACGAGGAGGCCATCCCCGCCGGCTTGCGCCTCGGCTTCATCGGCGACCCGGCCGCGGCCGGACTCTCCTGGAGCCTGCCGCCTGTCGCCTGAGTGATCGCTGCGGCGCACATAGCACGCGATGTCGAGGTGGTCGTCAAAAGTGGCGACCACCTCTTCACGCTTCGGGCACGTGTGCGTTGTGCCACGGCGCGCGAAGGCATCATGGTACACGAGGCCGCCACGCGCCTGGACGACGACGACGCGTGGGAGGTGTTGCGACAGGTGATCCTGTCCTGGCTGCCGCTCAGGCTGGCGTCTGTGCTGACGAGCAATACATTCAGCCGCGCCAACGCCGCGCGCGTCGTGCAGCGGCTGCTGACGGTAGGCGTGCCGGCGCCCGAAAAGGCGCAGCATGACGAGGATGTCGAAGCGGCGAAGATGCGTGCGCGCCGGATCGGCTGGGCGAGCACGGTCCGCGATTACCGCCACCTCTGCGGCGGTTCGCTCGATGAGCCCTGGCCTTTTTTTATCAGCCAGGTGGCAGGCCTCGACGAGCTCCGCGCACGCGAGCAGGCGAGCTGGATGATGGCCTATGCGGCCGTGCGGAGCGATAAACCCCAGGGGCGTAATCGCATCCTTAGCCGCGCAGGCTACACCGAGACGCTGACCGACTTGTCTGAAGAGGAAAAGCAGCAGCGCGCGGCCGAGGGCTGGGCGAACCTGATGCGGATGGCTGGTGGCGGAGGTAAGGCATGAGTCTTGATCGCCATATACAGATTGTCGTCCGCGATGAAGACCTGCAGCAGCATCAGCAGCGCGTGCGCAGCATGGGCCCTGAGGCCGAACAGTCATTCGGGCGCATGGGTAAGGCCGGGGCCGACGCTGCAAACCGGCTTAAAATAGCTTTTACAGCCGCCTTTGCCGCCATCGCACTATCGATGCAGCGCCTGACGAAATCGTCGATCGATTTCGCTGCGCGCTTTCAGACGACCATGACGCGCTCGCTCGCCATTATGGGCGACGTGTCGGCCGAACAGGTGCGCAGGATGGAGCGCGAAGCGATGCGCGTATCGACATCGCTGAACCTTGCCGCCGAGGAAGTAGCGCGCGCCTACTACTACCTCGCCGCGGCCGGCTACGATGCCGAGCAGTCTATCTCTCTCCTCCCCCGCGTGGCTGAATTTGCCAAGGCGGGTGCGTTCGACCTGGCACGCGCAACCGACCTCCTGACGGATGCACAGAGCGCCCTCGGGATGACGATGCGCGACGATGTGGCGGCCAACATGGAGAACACCATCCGACTATCGGACGTGCTCCTGAAGGCTAATACCGTCGCCAACTCTTCAGTCGAGCAGTTTTCTGAGGCGCTCACCAATAAGGCCGGTAACGCGCTCCGGCTCGTCAATAAAGAAGTCGAGGAAGGGGTTGCGGTACTGGCTGCCTTTGCTGATCAGGGCGTGAAGGGTGCCGGTGCCGGCGAGTGGCTGAACATCGTACTGCGCGACCTGCAGCGCGCGGCGATCAACAACCGCGAGGCCATGGATGAGCTCGGCATCAGCGTGTTTGATGCCGAGGGCAACCTGCGCAATATCGCCGACATCATAGAGTCGCTCGAGGGTGCTCTCGCGGGTATGAGCGACGAAGAGACGCGGATGGCGCTGATGTTCGCGGGCTTCCAGGATCGCAGTGTCTCGGCGATCATGTCGCTGATCGGCATGAGCGATGCTATCCGCGATTACGAAGCTGCGCTGCGGGATGCCGGCGGGACGACTGACGACATTGTAAAGAAGCAGATGGAGGCTGCGAAAGAACAGATTGGGCAGCTCCAGAAACAGATTCAGGCTTTCGCACGAGAGCGCTGGGGTGCGCCGGCGCTCGAGCGCCTGTTGCAGGTGGTCGGCCACCTCAATGATAACTTTGGCACCACGGCCGTACACGTGGCGCGTCTAATCGAGACGCTTGCAAAGCTTGCCCTTTCTTGGACCGTCGTAAAGACGCTTACACTGGCGTATGCCGCGGTCTTGAAAACACATGCGTCCCTTACGGCCATGTACCAGGCGGCGATGGCCGCGCTCGCCATGGCAAAGGCGCGGTACACCGGCAATACGATCATGGCCACGCGTGCCACGCAAGCGTTCAACACCGCCGTGGCGCGGTCGCCGATTGGCCTGCTCGCTGTGGCGCTGACATACGCCGCCGGCCAGTTTCTGGTTTTCCGGCGAAGCGCCGACGATGCCACTGATGCGCTCGATCGACAACTGGGAAAAGTGCAAGAGCTGCGGCACGAGATTGATGAGATGCACGGCGCCGTGTTGCGCCTCACACAGATCGAAAATGAGCGTGCGCGGGTGGCAGATCGGCAGCGCCTACGCGTGCTGCAGAACCGATTAGATGAGCTCGAGGCTAATGTGCCGCGGCCGATCGCTGGTCAACACGGCTTCGACGGGCAGGTCCAGCGTTGGGGCCAGGAGCATGCCGCAGTACTGCGTGAGATTGAGGAGATCCGCCAGCGGTCTGTCGATCAGCAGGTTACGGAGATCGCGATCCAGGCTCGTTTACGGACGTCACTGGAGGCGCAGCTGGAGTACCTCATTGCCCAGCGCGATGCCCTGGATGACTCCATTGGCCATACGGAGCAGCTGGCCAGGCTCAATCAGCAGATCGAAGAGACGCGACGGCGTATTCGGGAGCGCGATGCACATGGTACTGATGCCGACGGCACCGGCGGCGGCCGCCGCGGCGATAGCAAGCTCGCCGAAGATACCCTCAAAGCCCTCGATACATTTGAAAAGATTCGCCGTGCGGTGGCGCTGACCGAGACGGCGACCGAAGAATGGCGACGCGCCTTGCAGGATGTGTGGTCGGCGCAAGACGCGATCGCCGAGTTGAGCGCGACGATCCCCCACCTGTCGGGCGAGCAGCTGGCCGAGGCCGAGCGGATGCTCGAGGTGCTGGGCAGGCAGCTATCGGAGGCGCAAGAGGTTGTCGGAGCAGAAGAGCGGCGCGCGGCGGCGATCCGCGAGGCGGCAGAGGCCACGAACCGGCTGCAGAAGCTGGCCGCGATGCCGCTGGCGATGCTCGATGGTGACGCGCTCAGGGCGGACGAAGCGCGCGCCAAAGTGGATGAGGTCTCGGCGGCGATCCGCGCGTACGAGGCTACGGTCACGCGCCTGAGAAACGAGCTTGCGGCGGGTGTCAAAGATCAAGATCAGTTCGCGGCGGCGATGGATGCGGCAAACCGGGAGGCCGTGGCCGCGCTGAAGGAGGTCTACACGCAGCTTAGCGCAATGGGTGCGCTGACGCCGCAGATGGAGACGCTTTTCAGGCAGCTGTTTAGCACGATAGAAGACGGCGCGGACGCGAGCGCGGATGCTATTGGCGACTTGTCGACGCAGTTGCAGAACGTCGGCGCGTCGATCCGTTCGATGACGCGGCTGATCGACGTGTTCGGTGATCTACGCCGCGAGACGCGGATGCTGCTCGACGGGCTGGCGGATCTTGCCGACAACGCGGGCAGGTTTGTCGAGACGTGGAGCCGGCTCGGTGATGCGCGCGGCTCACTCGGCGGCGTCCTCTCGCTGGCCGTGCCGGGCATTGGCATGGTTGCCGGCCTCGCCTCGTCCATAGCCGGACTCATTGGCTCCAACAAAGATCAGCAGCGCGAGATGCAGCGCCTTCGCGACTCGCTGCGTGAGATGGGGCGGTCGGTGCGCGAGTCGGCCGCGCAGATGATGCAGGCGGCGACGATTGGCTCAGACGTGTCGGCGGACGCGGTGCGCAGCGCCATGACGTCGGTGGTTGCGCTTATGAGGGGTGACATATCGTCGCTTGGCGGAATTACTGGGACACTCAGCAGCCTCGAGGCATCAGGGATCGACATCCTTGGCAACGTCCGCGAGCAGTTCGAATCGATCTTTGCAACCTTGATGAACCGCTACCTCAAAGAGGTTGCCCGCGGAAGCATGAGTCGTGAGGACGTGGCCCGACTGGCGTTGGGTGAGCTGTTCGGCGGCGAAGAGCACGGCCACATCCTACGTAACCTGAACCAGCTGGCGGAATCGTTCGGGATGGCGGGCCAGTCGGTCGCAGGCGTAATCACCATCTTCGATCTGTTACAAAAAGCCGGGATGAGCACGGTCGATAGCTGGCGGGATGCCGCCCGTCACGCGCTCGACAATCTACCGCAGATCACAGGGCCGATCCGAGCATGGGTTGACGACCTGCTGGACATCGACATATCGACCGAGGCGGGAGCGGCCGCGTTCGAGAAGGCGGTACAAGACATGATCCGGCAGCGCATCGAGACGCCGGGCATACTCGGGGCGATGACGCCAGACGACTTTG